GTACACTTTGTTTGCCTTGTGCGGCTCGTCCTTGATCTTCGTAATGACGGGACTCCTCAAGCCAAAATGGCAAAGGTCCCATGCTGACATGCACATGACAAACCTGGGGTCAACAACGGCCAGCAAAACAATGCGCTCCATAGCGGCTCCCACAACCTCGTTCCACAACCCCAGGGTTCGTAGCTCCTCCTTGGTGTGTGCACCAAACATAGCAGCATAGAAACCTGGATGCGACGCCTTGTGAAAGCTGGCAAGGGCTTTGGAAAATGTTTCAAAATGGCGGCTCTGAGTGGCATCCCACTCGGAGCCGCGCCGAAAATGACTCAAAAATTCCACAACCAATCCCACGCGGCAAAGTGCCACGTCATCGCCACGGTAGCGCGAATGCTTCGCCGCAAAATCGCTGTTTACTCCAAACTCAGGCGTGTGCTCAAAACTCGAATAGTCGGGGTGCCTTTGGGGCTTGTCCCACCCCCGGGGGATGGGATAGCGCCTAACCCAATCGTCCAGCATGTCGAAATCTGGGATCTCAGGGTGAACGTTCACCTTGTTCTCTAGGTTAGCGTGAAAAGAATGCTCCATGTCACTCAAACGCTTTCCGGGAGGCACGTAACCGCTCACATCAAAGCCATGCTGGCGACAGACGTCAGCAAGCTCTGGAGACACACCGGCCGACTTGGATGTCGGACAAAGCGATTTGTCGCCAGAAATGCGACCAACCACTTCAAGGAAACCCTTCTCATCAAACTTTTCGCCCGCCTGTGGGCCTTCCTCAGGACCATGGGCGTTCTCTTGGGCGTCACGGAGATACTCACGAACATGATGAGTCACCTTGTTAAGGTTCTTCATCTTGCACCGGTAAAAATCGACCTCGTCGTAAGCTCTTCGAGCATCTATCGTCTCACCCACCAAAACCTCACCGCTTGGCCCCTCCTCAATGCGTGGAACAAACCAACTTTTGGTCGGCTTGTGATCCAGGCCGCCAGCAAGCTCTTCGAAGTAGCTCCGAACAACATCGTGACGGCCAGGATTCCACGCGGAAAACTCTTCATCGAAACTCAAACCAAGGTCGAGCACATCGTGCTCTACACGCTGGCGCAGCTTAAAAATGTGATCATCGAGGGGGCTGGATGCGGGAAAGTTGTGCTCGCCGGGGTAGTGCTGGTTGAAATAGCCGGCGTCTTGTACGAAACCGAACCTGGCAAGGTACGACTGGTCGAAGTACGATGCAAGCATCTCCTCCGGCAAGTTGACTACATGCGCAGCGATCCGGCCCCGACCGGCATCGTCTAAAATTGACCCGCAAGCAACACCTTCTCCTTTGTCCCGCATGCTAGTGTGTTGAACTGCATTCTCCTCTTTCTTGCCCTTGTTCTTCCCCTTGCGCTTACGCGCTGGCTTAGCCTTAGTCTTAACTGGCGCGGAGTCAACACTGCCGGGCTGTCCAGACGCGCTGGCTTCCTCAACAATGGTCTCTAAAACGCTACCAGCCTCAACAACAGGCTTAGGCTCGGCAACACTGCAATAAAGAAAATGTTCCTTGCCGTTATCGCTAACGCCAAAGATGTGTCGGCCTGCAATGTCGCGCTCCTCATGAATGCGCTTCGCATAATCCTCAGCCGTCTCAAAAGGATCTCGGCTTCCCCTGGCGGCATATCGTCGACTCTTTTTGTCCAAAAGCATGTCATCGACGTGATCGATCCACTCTTCTTCCTCTTCGAACTCATCCGCTAGGCCCTGCAAGTAGTCACCAAGGGCATCGTTGTCGTCTCCCCCGTCATAGGATTCTTCATCTGGGAGCTCGTCGTCATGCTTGCCGTACTGATCATTGAAAGCGGAACAGTACTCAACGATCCGAACAGGCTTGTAGGCCTTATTACGAAAAGCTTTCCTGGCTGCCTCAATGACAGTAGTCACGCACGTGCAAGTCAGCATCAAGCCAAACTCGCGAGACTCCCCGTTAGCATCGACGGGTTTCGTGTTCCCAACAATGACCCCGATGGCATTATGGCTGGCATCGACAACAACGCCGCCAGACATGCCGGCCTTGAAGACTGTGTCACAAACAGTAAGGGACTTAAAAGTCTTGATTCTGCCAACAAAGGAATGCCTCATCAAATGCCGAACGCAACAGTTGTGGGCTGCGTCAAAACACGAAACACCGTATTCGACGAAAGCCTGAACAGGAGCGTTGACATGATTAGAGGACCATCGCGGCTTCTTCAAACCAAAATCAGCTGCAAAGTTCGACTTGACCTCAAAGACACACAGATCAGTAAAATCGGAACGGGACCACCAGTAAGAGCGAATCGACCCATCAGCATTCTTGACAAGATAGTCGCGGATGTCCAAGGCAACTTGCTCTCCCTTGTAACGGTTCTGCTTCAAACCGTAGACCATACCACCGCTAGCATAAATCTTAGCGAGAGTTTGGTTTGGCCCTTCCCAATCAACCGAATGAAAATTAATGATCATCAAATGACGTGTAGAACCCGGCTCAACGAGTTGGTCATAAAAGACCTGAGAGAACTGGCTGTCCTGGCAGGTGCCAGAATTGTCGCCATAGCGCACATAGAGTTGTGTGCCATAACCTTTACCAGCCTCAATCTCGTGATCAACAAAGTTAGC